TAGAGACATGATAGATAATCAACGTGATGTTATTGTTAGGTCTGGTTTAGCAGATGGTTCTATACAAGAATCTATATCTATAGATAGAACAGGTAAAAAATGTTTTGTTAGACATGAACTACCAAACCATACTATTGTTTCACCTACTGGTGATACAGCTAATTTAACTTTCTTATCTACTAATAGTTTTTGTGGTACTTGGGCTTATATCATTGCTGCCGGAGCTAAGTTGGGGGCTTGTCAAAACAATCAAGTGTTTGTTAATGATGCTGCTACACTCTACAAAGCTAGGCACAATAAGCATTTAGATATTGATCATGCTGCTGATGTAATTACTAATGCTATCCCAGTTTTCCTTCAGCAGTCTGAACTCTGGCATCAATGGCATGGTACAGAATGTAATGATTATAAAGCTATTAATATTTTTGCAGGTCTTTTAAATAATAGTAACATTGCAAATCTTGTAGCTGAACATTTACAAGATGGTGTTTTTAGAAGAACTAATTCTAGCGGTAAAGACTTTTTTATAGATCACGACTCAGTTAGAAAATCTAGAAACTTTATGTATCTCTGGGACAAATGGACTAATCATTACAGGAACGTATTAGGTGCTAACCTTTGGGGAGTTTATAATACTATGACTGATTGGAGTACTCATGTTCAAACTAAATCAGTAAACATAGCAAGCATCCAACATAGCAGAGAGACTAAGGTTCAAAGAGTTATTGATCAAAAGAATTGGGGGTTTGCAGCATAGTTTATTTGTGTGTGGTGTAGTCCTTTAGGGGGTGTAAAAGCCCCCTCTTTTTAATTAAGGAGAAAGACAGTGAAGATTAATGAAGCATTAAAAATAATATATAATGATGAAGAATATGATACTGATGACATAGAATGGCAGAAAGCTTTTAATGAAATTACTGAGTCTCTTGGTGTATATTGGGATGACAAATCAGATAACTTTATAACTAAAGATACAGGTCATGTGATATGAATATCTATACACTAGTAGATCAAAAAGCTAAAAATTTTATACATGATGCACATAAAACGTGCTACATAAATAAAAAAAATGCTACTTCAATACAGAAGCTTATGTTAGAAAAGTATAATACAGCTTTACAGTTAGTAGAATTTGAAGTAGCTGATAGTTTATTATTTGAGATTGATGAGAATATAAACTTTAATGATGATAAATATAAATGGAAGGATGACTAAAATGTTTAGAAAAAAAGGTAGGAATTCAAAAATACATTTAACAATAGAACAAAAGAAAAAATTAAATGAATCAATATCTCAACATATAACTGACTATTTATCAGCCGGGGGTACAATAACTCAATGTGAGCCTTGTACTTATGCACGAAAAAATGATAAAGTAAAATTTACTATATAAAAGGAATACCAACATGGATGCAATAGGTTGGTTACTGTTTTTAATAATCATTGGTATTGATGTAGCTATATATACTATGATCTCTATGCACATGGATGGTACATGGGCTGAGTTACATGAGGATATTTATGATAGACAAGAGTAGTTATATTGATTTAAGATTATTACTAGACACCCTTGAAGGTATGCCTTATGATCGTAAAGAAGACATTGAATATCGTGAGGCAGTTAGGTTGATCGTAGAATCTTATGAAAAACAGGAGGGTATATGCGAAGAAAATCTCCCTATCAATTAAAAAATAAAAGTAATCCTGTAGCAAAAAATGCTAGGAAGTTTAACAAACATATGATACACTCTGATAAATATAAAGAATCCAAAAATGGATACAACAAGCATAAAGGAAGTACTATAGACAAGGATGTCTAACTTAATTAATTATCAACAACATACCTATGGAGGTATATAGCATGGCTGTACTTAAAAACTGCCCACTAGTTTGGGCTTCAATCACTGTTCCTAACACTACATATGAACCAGTTTATTCGGTGAATGTTATTGTAGATGATAAGACAGCAAACGACTTTGAGAGTCGTGGTTTTAAAGTTAAGCAAATGGAAGAAGGCAAAGCGTTAGTAGTTAAGCGCAAAGTCAGTGGCCCTAATGGATTGACTCGCCCCGCACCAAAACTATTTGACAAGTCTAAGAAAGAAATAGATGTGTCAGTTGGCAATGGTTCGGTTGGCAATGTTCAATACAAAGAGTGGGAAGTTACACGGCAGGGTCAGACTTACAAAGGTCTTGATTTACAAGCTGTCCAGATACTTGATCTGGTTACTTATAATCAAGCCGGAGATGAGTTTGATGTAGAAGAATCTCTTGCGGAGGAAGATGAGTTATGAGTATAAATCCTGATGCTCCAACAACAACGGCAGTATTCAGGACTGACGAGGGGGACTTTAATGTCTCCCTTTTCAGTTCTGAAGGTAAGTTAAAATTCAAGTTAGCTCAGAAAGCCTTAAAAGAAATGGGTGATCTAAGTGATAGAGTAATGATTCAACGCGAAGCATTACAATCTTTGAGGTCTGACATTATGGATGATGAATGTAATGAAAAGACTTTGATCAAACCTGAGAGAGCTAGGACAGCTACAGGTCAATATAAATCTGATGATCCTTCAACACCGGATGTTAATGAGGCATATGTTCAGACAGATAAAGAGGATTAGATATGGCATTTGCCAAGTATCATTTGCCTTGTCCTGATTGCGGAGGCGGTGATCCTGTCTCCGTTAATGAAGATGGATCGGGATATTGTTTTAGTTGTACTAAGTATTTTAAAAACTATGAGGAGTCTTGCAGCACTAGCTTCACACCAGAGAATGATTTTTGTAAACAACCTGTGGATATTAAAACTTACAGGAACAATGCTATGAACAATGCAGAAGGAGAATTTATAGAGCTAACAGATCGTGGCATATCTTTAAACTCTGCCAAGACCTATGGTGTAAAAGCTGTAAAAGATTATCAGGGTAAGATAATCAAACACCTCTATCCTTACTATGTGGCTAATGAGATTGTTGGCTACAAAGTTAGAGAACAAAACAAAATGTTTTCATGGAAAGGTAGTGGTCAAGGTAGTGGGTTATTTGGTGAGCAGTTATGCAGATCATCTGGCGGTAAGTATATTACCATTGTAGAAGGTGAGTGTGATGCTATGGCTGCTTATGAATTGCTAGGTTCTAAATGGCCTGTAGTTTCTATAAAGAATGGAGCCACGGCAGCAGTCAGAGATGTCAAACAATCACTAGAGTTTCTTGAGCAGTTTGAAACTGTAGTTATAAATTTTGATAATGATAAGCCGGGGCGAGATGCAGCTAAGAAAGTAGCTACATTATTAACTCCCGGCAAAGCTAAGATAGTACATCTGCCAGAAGAGTTTAAAGATGCCAATGATATGCTGCGTAAGAAGGCTGCTCATTCTTATACTACATCTTGGTGGAACGCTAGGATTTATACTCCTAGTGGGGTGGTCAATGCCAAAGACTTAAAAGAAAAGTATTTTAATAGAGAGACTAAAGAGTCTGTACCTTATCCGTGGGAGGGGCTAAATAAAAAGCTTTATGGTCTTAGAGCCGGAGAGCTTATTACTCTAACGGGTGGTACTGGTCTAGGTAAGTCTAGTATTACTAGAGAGCTAGAGCATTGGTTGATTACAAACACTCAAGATAACGTAGGTATTGTGGCCCTTGAGGAACATGATATGAGGACACTAGATTGCCTCATGTCTATAGAAGCTAACGATAGGCTGTATGTAGATCATGTTAGAGAAGGCTATGATCAACGCTATCTAGATGAGATATATGACAAGATATATAACAATGGTAGGGTATGGATTCATGCTCACTTTGGGGCTAATGACATAGACGCAATCTTTAGTAAGATTAGATTTATGATTATTGGTTGCGATTGTAAATGGATTATAGTTGACCACTTACATATGCTTGTATCAGCCACAACAGATGGAGATGAACGCAGAACTATAGATAGTATTATGACTAGGCTGCGATCTATTGTTGAAGAAACAGGTGCAGGTATGATACTTGTATCTCATCTAAGAAGGGTCGAGGGTAACAGGGGACATGAGAATGGGGTAACTGTAGGTCTTAATCACCTCAGAGGCTCTCAGTCTATCGCTCAGTTATCTGATTGTGTAATAGCTCTAGAACGTAACCAACAATCAGATGATCCTGTAGATGCTCAGACAACTCATATGCGTGTACTTAAATCTAGGTATACTGGTGATGTTGGTATGGCTACTCACTTGCTATATGATCAAGACACTGGTAGGCTCAAAGAACTAGATGCCGCAGACTTTGAGGATGATGGGGAGGAACTATGAGTTCTTTAGTATTTGATATAGAAACTGATGACTTAAATGCTACTAAGATTTGGTGTATTAGTGTATGTGATTCCAAGACAGAAGAGTTGAACTCTTACTATGGAGATACATTACAGCAGGGCATTAAGAAGTTAGAGGATGCCGACAAGCTTATTGGTCACAACATAATAGGTTTTGATATACCTGTGATCCGTAAGCTAACAGGCGTAGACTTATCAAATAAAAAGCTAGTAGATACTTTAGTTCTTTCCCGGTTGTTTAACCCAGTAAGAGAAGGTAATCATGGTCTAGAATCTTGGGGCTTTAGGCTAAACTTTCCTAAAGGAGACTTCACAGATTATGCTAACTTCTCACAAGAGATGATTAAATATTGTGAGAATGATGTGTTACTTAACAAGCGCGTCTATGATGCTCTTAGTAAAGAGAAGCATGGCTTTTCTAGAGACTGTATAGACTTAGAGCAAAGCATAGCGGGTATACTTAACAAGCAAAGAGAGAAAGGTTTCTTACTTGATGTTAAGTTTACAACTCTTCTTCTTGCTACACTAAAAGATAAATTAGATTCTACAGTTGCAGAGGTACATAAGGAGTTCAAGCCAGAAGAACATACTTTGATTTTATATCCTGTCAAAACTGGTGCGGGTAAATTATCTAAGATGGCTGTAGATGCTAATGGTACTAAGTATAGATTAAACTCTGATGAGTATGATGTTCTGAATGAACAAGATCAGATAGCAAGAATCAGCAGGACAGAGTTTAACTTAGGTTCTAGAAAACAAATAGGAGAATACTTAAAGAAGTTTGGATGGGAGCCAACTAAGTTTACACCTACTGGTCAGCCGATTGTAGATGAGTCAACTCTTAAAAGGATAGACAGCATACCCCAAGCAAAACTTATTGCTAACTATCTTATGTATCAGAAGCGTATAGCACAGATCAAATCTTGGTTAGACAATGCAGATGATCAAGATAGAGTACATGGGTTTGTTAATCCTAATGGTACAATTACAGGGCGTATGACTCACAGAGAACCTAACCTTGCTCAAGTACCTAATTCTAATGCACCATATGGTACTGATTGTAGAGCCTGTTGGACAGTGCCTAAAGGTTATAACCTAGTTGGTATAGATGCTTCTGGTTTAGAACTAAGAATGCTTGCACACTACATGAACGATGAGGACTTTACTAATGAAATTTTACACGGCGATATACACACCGCTAATCAAAACCTTGCAGGACTTGAATCAAGAAGTCAGGCTAAAACTTTCATATATGCCTTCATATACGGAGCGGGAAATGAAAAACTTGGAACAGTGGTTGGGGGAGGTAGACAAGATGGTCAAAGACTTAAACAACGTTTCCTCACTAATCTCCCATCACTTAGAAGTCTCAAGGATAGAGTTACGAGAGCAGCAGCAAAAGGTTTCATCAAAGGATTAGATGGTCGTAAGATTTATATTAGATCAGCACACTCAGCCCTCAATGCTTTGTTACAGGGCGGTGGTAGTATAGTAATGAAGAAAGCACTAGAGCTTTTAAACCAATACATTATAGAACATAAACTAGACGCACACTTTGTTGCTAACATCCATGATGAATGGCAGATAGAAGTAGCTGAGAAAGATGCTGATGCAGTAGGTAAGTTAGGAGTTAAAGCTATACAAGAAGCGGGACTAGCGTTTGACATGAAGTGTCCTTTAGATGGTGAATATCATATAGGAGATAACTGGAGTGAAACACACTGATAATTTAAATAGTCAAGTAGAGATGTTTACTAAGGCTTATGATATAGAAGGCAACGAATTAAAAGGAAGTCATCAAAAAATATATGACGCTATGAAAGATGGAAAGTGGATAACCTTAGAGACTCTGGCTAAGAAAGTAGGAATGACAGGCTCAGGAGCTTCTGCCTGTATGAGAAACTTACGAATGCCTAAATTTGGTAGCTACACAGTAGAGAGAAAGCATATAAAGGGAACACTTTATAAATACAGGTTAGTATTATGAAACATGATCCAAGTAGAATAGGTGATCTAGCAGAGCATTATGCTATTACATGGCTATGGGATAATGGCTATCATGTCTTTAAAAACTGTGGCTGTACAGGCCCAGTAGATATTGTAGCTATGTCTCCAGAAGGAGAGGTAACTTTAATAGATGTTAAATCATACAAAGATGGTAGGCTTTCAGCTAAAACAGATATACAGAAAAAACTAAATGTGCAATACTTACATTACAATTCAAAGAGTCGCAAGTGCAGATTCGTGAGGCATAGAAAATGGATGACTTAGTTCAAGACATATATAAAACTATAGAACCTTTATCAGATGGTAAAGCTTTAAACATATCTGAACAACAGATAGAAAACTTTGGCGAGGCTATGAAAGATGTCATGCGCTCTTGGGCTAATCCAACTAAAAGAGATTCTAATTTTTCTGTAAGAATGTCTAACGTAGGTAAGCACCCTAGACGTTTATGGTTTGATAGTAAATATAACGACAAACAATCAGTATCTAAACCTAATCCTGCAACTCAAATTAAATTTCTCTACGGCCACATGCTTGAGGAATTAGTAAAACTTTTTGTTGTTATATCTGGGCATGATCTAACTGGAGAACAAAAACAAGTTGTGGTTGATAGCATAACCGGACACATAGATTGCATTATAGATGATGAAGTTGTTGATATTAAAACTTCTTCCGGGTTTGCGTTTAATAAATTTAAAAACGGAACACTAAGAGATGATGATCCCTTTGGTTACTTAGGACAGCTTGCAGGTTATGAGGAGTCAGAAGGTACAAGCAATGGTGGACTTCTTGTTATCAATAAAGAAAGTGGTGAGCTTTGTTTCTATCAACCAGAAGATTTAGATAAACCTAACATTAAAAACAAAATAAAAACTATTAAGGCTGCTCTTAAAAAAGATAAGCCGCCACAAGATTATTGTTTTAATATTGTACCTGATGGAGTAAAGGGTAATGAAAAGATAAATAAGAATTGTGGTTGGTGTCCACATAAGTTTAAATGTTATGAGAGTTCTAACAATGGTAAAGGATTACGGATATTTAAATATTCAAAAGGCTATGCGTTTCTAACAAAAGTTGTAACAGAGCCTAAAGTACAGGAGGTTGACCATGAATTTAAAGACTTGCAAGAAGATACGGAGACAATCTAAACTTATTTTAGCTGAATGGTTTAAGTCATTAGTATCTGAAGAACAATCAAAGAGTATAAACGAAAAAAATATACTCTCCTATCTATCGCCACAGACACACCTCTTCGCTAACAATCAATTTAGATTAAGTGCTTACTCTTTTAAATGGACAGTTAAGAAAGTAAAAGCCCTAGTTAAGAGGACTAACATGGACGTTACTACAGTGGGGTTAAAAGACATTGAAGAAAAGAATTAGAAAGGGTTATAGAAAACCTAGAGTTAAGCGGCCTCAAGAAAAGAATGTTCCTCCTAGTTATGATTCTAATTGGGAACATGAACTTCATAATGGATTATTAAAACAATGGGATCATCATACTAAAGAGGTGGCGTATATAATAGAGCATGTATATGAACCTGACTTCGTTAGAATTATGGGTAACAAGATAATTCTTTTAGAAGCTAAAGGTAGGTTCTGGGATTTTGCTGAGTACAGTAAATACATATGGATTAATAAAGCTTTGCCGCCTAATACAGAATTAGTATTTTTGTTTGCCAATCCTTCTGCTCCAATGCCACAGGCTAAAAGGAGAAAAGATGGTACTAAAAGAAGTCATGGAGAATGGGCCTCCGCAAATGGATTTGAATGGTATAGTGAGGACTCTTTACCAAGTGAATGGGTAGATATAAACTACCGAAAAGATAATACTTTAAATATTGAAAGTGAATAGGAGACACTATGAGTATTGATAACATAACACCTCAAGAATGGAACAACATGAGCAGGACAACAACTACATCTACTTTATCAGTCGATGAAGTTAATCACCCAGTACACTACAACAATGGCAAAGTAGAATGTATTGAAGCCATAGAAGCTGCTTCATCTAAAGATGAGTTTGAAGGTTACTTGCGCGGCAATGTATTAAAATATGTATGGAGATTTAGATACAAAGATAATGTTAAAGATTTACGGAAAGCTAAATGGTATCTTGAAAAACTTATAGCTGAAGTCACAAAGGCATAGGACAATGTGGGATCGTAAAGCAGAAAGAACAGAAAAATATAACCGAAAAAGAAATCAACAGAAACCTAAACCTAAAAAACAAAAAGTTAAACGCAAGGAGAAACATACCAATGACTGAGAAAATAGGAGTTCAGCCATATTTAGGTATTCATATTGACTACGATAAAGATAAAATATTAAACATTTTTAGTAAACAAACTATTATAGACAGGTATCTATGGGAAGGTGAGACACATGCTCAACAAGCTTTTGCAAGGGCCAGTATATTTGGCTCTACTTATAAAGGAAATATTGACTTTGATCTTGGACAGAGACTTTACCAGTACGCTAGTAATCATTGGTTTAGCTTCAGTACTCCTATACTTTCTAACGGGGGAACTAGTAGGGGTCTACCTATCAGTTGTTTTCTTAACTATGTACCTGACTCTAGGGATGGGCTATCTAGCCATTATGATGAAAACATATGGCTTGCAAGTGGAGGTGGAGGCATCGGTGGATATTGGGGTAATGTTCGCAGCAATGGTGTGGATACTTCTAACGGGAGTCGCAGTACTGGATCAATACCCTTTATGCACGTTGTAGATTCTCAGATGTTAGCCTTCAATCAGGGCATTACTAGAAGGGGCAGCTATGCAGCGTACATAGATATATCTCATCCAGAGGTAGAAGAGTTTATTAACATGCGTAAAACTACTGGTGGAGATTTAAACAGAAAATGTTTGAATCTTCACAACGCAATTAATATAACTAATGATTTCTTAAAGGCTGTAGAAGAGGGATCAGAGTGGCGGTTGATTGATCCTAAAACTAATACAGCAGTAAAGATTGTACAGGCCAGAGACTTATGGTTTCAAATACTACAAACCCGGATGGAAACTGGAGAGCCTTACATAGTTAATATAGATACTTGTAACAACGCCTTACCTTTAGAGCAAAAGAAATTAGGTCTAGAAATAAAACAAAGTAATCTTTGTTCTGAGATAACACTACCTACCAATGAAGAAAGAACAGCCGTGTGCTGTTTGTCTAGTGTAAATTTAGAGTACTATGATGAGTGGTCTAAAGATGAAAACTTTATTAATGATCTTGTAACCATGCTAGATAATGTCTTACAAAACTTTATAGATGCAGTAAGTGAGCAAGAGGGCTACAACAAAGCTGCTTACTCAGCTATGCGAGAAAGATCAATAGGTCTTGGGGCAATGGGCTTTCATAGTTATCTCCAAAAAAATAACATTGCTTTTGAAAGTATGTATGCTTCTTCTTTTAACAACAAAGCTTTCTCTTTAATAAAAGATAGGGCTGAGTTAGCCTCTAGGCGGTTAGCTGAAGAACGTGGCGAATGTCCTGACATGAAGGGCAGTAAGAAACGTAATGCTCACTTGCTTGCAGTAGCTCCTAATGCTTCTAGTTCTATTATATGTGGCGGCACAAGCCCCTCTATAGAGCCTAACAGGGCTAATGTTTACACACATAAAACATTGACCGGAAGTTTTAAAGTTAAGAATAAGTACTTGGATGATTTGTTATATGAGCTTGTTCCTACTGGAAAGAAAAGAGAAGAGATATGGAAAGACATCGCAGCCCATGAAGGATCAGTTCAACACTTAGATATATTAACTGATGAACAAAAAGAAATATTTAAAACTGCACCAGAAATAAATCAGATATGGATTATAGAACATGCTTCTATGCGTCAGAAATATATCTGTCAAAGTCAGAGTGTTAATTTGTTTTTTAAATCTCCTCCTATAGAATCAGATCAACAAACACATGATGATTTTTTGCAGTACTTAAATGATGTACACTGGGCGGGAGTACACAAACTAAAATCTTTATACTACCTACGCTCTGATGCAGCACGTAATACAGAAAATGTAAATATCAAAATACCTAAGATTAATTTAGAAGAAGAGGGGTGCATAAGTTGTGAAGGCTAAAGTTGTAGAAGTTAAATGGGAAGATGCTTGGATAGATACCGAGGATGTTCTTATTGCTGATGCTAAGAAACTAAAGCCTGTATTGCGTTCTACAGTAGGGTGGTTAGTATCAGATAATGAAAATGAGATTATTCTTGCAACTGATATTTACCATAATTCTAAAGACAAAAAATATGTCAATGCTATAATGGTCGTGCCTAAAGGAATGATCGTAGAGTATTGGGAGTACGAATTAACTAAGGAGAAAGAAGAATGAGTTTGCTAGGAACTAGAGAGTATTATAAACCTTTTGATTACCCGTGGATGTTTGATTCCTACGTTCAACAGAATCAAATGATATGGTTGCCAGAAGATGTTCCTTTGCATAATGATGTAAAGGATTGGCAAGAGATGAACGACTCAGAAAGGAATATGCTAACTCAAATTTTTAGATTGTTTACTCAATCAGATGTTGATGTAGCCTCTGGTTACATAGATAAATATATGCGTGTATTTAAAAAGCCGGAGTCTAGGATGATGATGTCTTCATTCGCTAACATGGAGTCTATCCATCAACACGCTTACAGTTTGCTTCTTGATACAGTAGGTATGCCTGACGTAGAATATAAAGCTTTCTCTGAGTACGAAGCTATGGCAGAGAAGCATGAGTATATAACTAATGTTCCTCTTAAACTTAGCGACAAAGAATCTATTGCTAAAAACCTAGCCGTTTATTCTGCCTTTACTGAGGGGCTACAACTCTTTAGTAGCTTTGTAATTCTTTTAAACTTTCCCCGGTTTGGTAAGATGAAAGGCATGGGACAGATAGTTACCTACAGTATACGTGATGAGTCTATGCACGTTGAAGCCATGACAAAACTGTTTAGAGAATTTATAAAAGAAAACTTACATCTTTGGACAGATGAGTTTAAGAAAGAAATCTATCAAGTATGCAGAGAGATGGTAAAACTAGAAGATAAATTTTTAGATTTAGTATTTGAGATGGGCGATATACAAGGCTTATCTAAAGAGGAGATGAAACAATATATAAGATACATAGCTGACAGACGTTTACTACAACTAGGTTTAAAGCCTAACTTTGGAGTAAAAGATAATCCCCTTGATTGGTTAGATGATGTGCTAGGAGTAGAACATCAGAACTTTTTTGAGGGTCGAGCTACTACTTATATGAAGGGAGGCATAAAGGGCAATCTAGATACTGTCCAGTTTAAGAGTCTTGGAGTTGAAGACTAAGGAGGAAGTATGGACAACAACAAAGAAGAAGGGAATCTTGTTTCATTTAGGGTGTTTATAGCTAGAGATGGTAATATAATATCTGAGTTTAAACATCTACCTACAGAAGAGATAGACAAAATATTCCCAACAGATGAGATACCTATTATTAAAAAAGTAGTAAAGGAAGGATGCTTTAAGTTAGAAGGACTGCATAACTTCTTAGAAAAAGAAGTTAAAAGTTTAAGTTAATTATTTACTGGGCTTGTGCATGAAAGCTGTAGCACCCATATAAGTTCCTACAATACCACACAATGAAAAGTAAAATAAACCTAGTAGATCGGAGAGAGCGCTTACTCTACTGTCTGGTATTAGCGGGGTAAACAATACAATTGTTGTAATCGTCATAACAATTATAGCTAACCAAGCCATTAGCTTTTGAGCCTCTGATTTCTCTTCTCTTAATTCAAGATCAATCATTTCTTTAGCGCGATCTATTTCTTGATCAGTTACAACCCCATCTTTATCTAGATCAAACTGCTCATACTTGGATTGTAGTTCTAACTTTTTAGCATTCATACTAGTGCGTTGTGGCTTCTGCCCCATCAAAAATCCCATCAGCTTTTGTCATAGCCATGTATTGATTTTCAAATATAGTTCTGTAGGTTTCAAAGTCTACTATGTCAATTTGTTTAGCAGCATGTACACGTACATAAATCTGGTACGCTGCTCCTAGTTGTTCTTCAGTGTAAAGGGCTAACATATCTATACTCCTATAGTATTATATACATTGAGAAAGCTACGATACCTACAAAAGCTGTAAAGACAACTCCAATTAAAGCTAAATCAAACATAAACTTCTTTTGTTTTGCTAGTTCTCTTGCGGCATGTAATCTTCTTTGACGTTCCTGTTGTCTTGCTCTCATCATAGAGCTATAGACATCTCCTTGTCCTGAGTATACAAACAACTCTCTCAGTTGTTTCTCAAGGTCTTTAGCTTTGTGTTCTGCCAGTGCTACTTCTAGCGCATATGCCTCTACAGATTGAGCAGCAAACACTTTCTTACCTAGTGAAGTATTCTCGGCATCAGCCCTTGCTGAATCAATTTTATCTTTTGCATCAAAGAATTGTGCAAACTGTGAGCTTAAATCTTGGGTGTCCTTTCCTAGCTGTAATCCTTTTTTAATAAGCGTAACGGCACGACTAGCAGCAGCGATAGCTACTGTTACTTCAATCATTATTGTCCCCTACTTATCTAATAAATAATTGTTCAGCAGCGCAATGATCTAAACTTCTACATACTCTTACGTTCTGCATAAACAATGGTTGACTTATCCAGTTTATCTCAGGATTATTTTCTAAACTTAAAGACATCTCGCTGCTACTACAACCAGTTATAATTAAAGCTATAAATAAATATCTCATTGTGCTATTAGCCTTCTATTGTTACGCTCATTTAAAAGCTCCTCATACTTTTCATCATCAAGATGTGTTACTGCTATCCAAGCATGAGTCATCTCATCCCCTGTCCTGCTGCCACCCACTACCCACATATCAGGGTCAGGATTGTTTGGGTTGTTTTCTGTATTGTCGTACCACTGTTTAAGAACTAGTACTGCTCCTGTTGGTAGGAGAGGTGCAAAGTCTGGTTCATAAATATGACTGTGATGCCATGTAGCACTCCAGTTAGATACCTGACTAATTTGCTCAGTTATTCCAGTGTCAGGATAAAATATTTCAAAGCTTGCTGCATTCATTCTGAGATGACCATGAGGTTGCCATGAATCAATACGAACAGGATGATCAAAAGAATGTAAGCCTTGAGTCATTGAGTAACCATTAGGCGGGATAACAATATCTTCTTGGTTGCTTATCCTGTAAAGCTTTAGGTCTTGTTTGTATGCAAGCTCTCTAGATTCCTCTGGAGAATACAACCACAGTCCTATCTCCACTACGTTATCTTTAATAATAGTTCCGGGGGCTATTGATCCAAGACCTCCGGGGAACATATGGATGTCCCAAGCTATCTCAGCTTCAGCCGGAATAGTTCGGCATACTCCTTCAGGTACTATCTCGCCCCACTTACCCATAGCATACTCTGTAAGCATTCCATATCTTTCACCCTCTAGAGTAACAGTACTATTAGCATGGTGTACTACACTCTTAGCATCTCCTCTAGGCTTAACCTGTATGGCTTTGATGCACCTGTCTTCAGTTAATCCACTAGCTACGTTGTGCTTGTGCCATAGATCATTACCACTAGCAGGAATATCTATAGGAGTAGATGGTATAACCAATGTAGGTTCTCCCAAGTCTCCGTAGAAGTTCCACTGGTTAGGGTCTGAGAGGGCCGGAGGCTGCACTACAACGTCCGTATCTCCGTACTCTGATCCGGTATCCACCCACTCTACTATCGTTGCTATATCAGCTTCAGAGAGCCTCCAATCACCATGTAACTCTTGTATCCCAATACCTTGATCATAAGCATAGGGCGGCATCTCACGATTAGCTACCTTGAGTTGTATCAAAGGACTCCACGGGCGTACTTGATCGTAGTTTTCAAATTGCATTGGGCCAATACCACCTTCTCGGTGACACACTACGCAGTTGTTATTTATTATTTTAGCAACATCATCTACATAAGTAGGGCTTCCATAAGCCATTGAGCTAAATAATATTGCTCCAGTTAGTAGTAAATATTTCATATTAAATACCTCTTATTGGAAGACACTTAAACTTGGAAAATAAGCATCATCAGAATTAATTATTAAATCTTCTCCTACTATTAATTTCTCACCACGTTGCATTTTTTGTTTGCTTCTTGCTAAAGTTTGAGCAAGACTCATATCAAATTCAATCCTGCTTAAATTCTTACGTCTTTGATTTATACCCCATTGATTATTCCAAGCATCTTTTAATTCTGTTTTATATGCTGTAGTTTTATCTTCTAACGGAGCATCTATTGTTCTTTGTATACCCTGTAAAACTTCTTTAATTTGACCACCAACTGCACTATAAATATTATCCCCTGATTCATATCCAAATAGTGCATGATTAACTACATCAAATACTTCTTCATCACCATCAATTTTAAATTGCTCTCTATTTGTTTTTGAATTTCTTAATTGATCAGTAGTCATTTTATATTCTTTTACTACTTTCCTACTTGGTGCATCAGTATAAGGATTAGATTGATTTTTTTCAGGTGGCCCTGCTACAAGTTCATTAAGAGGAATAACTCTTTTTACTCCTACTTGTTTATTACTAGGAACAATTTGATTAGTTAGATCAACAGAATCAGCAGTAATTTTTACTTGTCTGTCATCATCAAAGCCTAATTTTTCAGCCCCTTTTCTTATAATATTTTTTATTAAGCCACCTTCATTTTTAAATAGACGATCTTCTTCATCTATAAAAGCTTCTCCGGCTTGTATGTCATAGGGTAAGCCTGTCATTTTATCCATACGTTCATCAGGTTCTATTGGGACTTGCATTACATTATAAACTTCACCGCCTTTTCTAAAGTCTCTTCTAGCTGTAGATTCTTTTTCAGGAACAGAAACGTCTTGAAAGCCGCTATCTATATCTCTAAGGAATTGTCTGTAGTCAGCAGGGAAATCTTCAGTAACTTCAGAGGCTCCAAAGACTGCATTAAAAGCCCCATACCCCGGAACCTTTTGTCCTAAAATAGAAAATATATCTCCACTTGTTATAAGTTTGTAAGTGTCGCCCCATAATGGGCCTAGTCCAGTAACGTAAGCTGTTGGGCTTTGATAAATTTGTGCAGCAGTTCTACCTCTCATAAACATATCTGCGGGTAATCCATTGCCGCCCCATCTAGCTATTGCAGAACCTATAACTTGCTCAGGGTCTTCGTCTAAAGACTCTCCTTGTGTTCTAATAGCATTAGTTAATACACCTACGCCTGTCATCATTGCAGCAGCAGGTAAATGTTGAGTTAGTATAGTTTCAGGATTTCTTGCTACTTCTCTTACTACATTTTTTAATATAGTATTTGTAAATGCAGCAGGGTAGCCGAGAAGCTGACCTAGTATAGCTGTCTTAGGATTAGACATATACATAGGTTTTATGCCTGATTGTGCGCTAGGATTTAAAATAACTTCATTAGTATATACACCTGCGCTTTCTTTTAGTTTAGAATAAAATCTATCATCTACACTTGCTCCTTTTCTTATCCAATCTACTCCTTCATTATAATCTATACCAAGATCAGATAACTCTGCTATTTGTTTTTCTACTCTCCTAGAAGTTTTTCCGGCTTTTATTAGAGGCATATGCGCTGCAATACTTTCTAAGTTTTCTGCTATTAATCTTTTGCCTGTTATGTATGAAGCTGTTTGAACTCCTCTTGTCCATTGATCTAGTAATGTAAATCTAAAAAACTTATTACTAATCTTTCTCATAGTGGGACTAGCTAAAGCATCGCCTCCTAGTCTGTCAGCATAGTCAGCAAAAGCTTGATCTAATGCAATGCCTATATAGTTAAGCTCTTCCATAGCTTCTTTTCTAGTCATGTTAAAAGATTTTTCTAAACCATTTAATGAGTCATCGTACATTTTTTTAGAGCCATTAAATATAGCATCTCTATAAGCTGCAAAAGCAGTACTTGGCCCGGCCTTTGAAACATTTATAAATATTTCTGTAAGACTTGATAAGGTTGATAGCGGTAACAAAGCCATTCTATTTGCTAACATATAACTGTCTGCAATTTTTTGAGTTGTTTCTCCAAATCTATCTAAACCTTCGCCAGTAATATTTTGATAAGCAGCTTCCATATCTCTAGCAGCTTTTTGAATAATATCTCCACTTGCTCCGTTTTCCTGCATTTCTTTTTGCATAGCAGGAATCCATGTACTTCTAAATTCTTCTATATTTCTTGCATTTAAAACACTATCTTTAGCAAAACTTTTAGCGGCTGATCTATGATAACTAACCATTACATTATTTAAATCATTGTCTAAATATTTAGCAAAAGCAGTTTCGTCTTTTAAATCTAATTGTCTTCTAGCAAAAAAACTATTCATGCCTGTACCTGAATCATTACCTAATTGATACTTTATGTTTAATAATTCTTCATATAACTCTTCAGCACCTTCTCTTGTATTACCGGGGAAAGAAACATTTTTTTCTAAAAGATTAATAAAATTATCTTTATCTGCTTCAATTTCTGAACGCTTCCAAAGTCTAGGTAAATAATTATCTATTAAATTATTTACAAAACCTCTGCCTTGTAGTTCATCACCTAATTCTTTTAATTGTTTTCTAGAAAAATCTACTATGTTTACTAATCCTTTGCGAGCATCTTTACTTAGATGTTGAGTTGCTTTAGATAAACCACGCATATCTCCAGTTCTAATTGCATTAGATAATAAAAGGTCTACTTCTTCTTTGTAGCTGCCTTTAGCTAAAAGTAAAACAGGTTCATATATATCTTTAAAAGGAGCAGCTAGTCTTCCAAACTCTCTATCAAAAACAGTTCCATAATCATTTGTATCTCGTATAACTGCTTCTCCTCTTTTCCATGAATTAGAAAGAGAAGATGTAATTTTTTGTTGAAAGGAACCTATTACATTAGGCCCAAAGTTTACATAAGGATCAAGAATACCCGCAACTTTACCTGTACCATATTTAGCATTTAATCTAGAAGCTTTATTTAAAGCTGTACTTAATATAGAACTTTCTTTAGCACTAGTACTTATACCTCTAGTTGCATTTGCTTCTGCTATTGCATCTGCTAAAACATCTGAAGTTCTTTGACCACCACCCATATCACCTGCTAATTTTCCAGAAAGTTCAGCAACATCTTTATCAGTTAAATCTCTTATTTTAGTTTCTTTAATTTCTTGTCCAGAATCTAAAACTTTAGTTACAGATTTTTCTCCTTCTTTTATATAAGTATTTCTTACTTCTTTTATAGCTAATTGAATTTCATTATTAGATAAACCATATTGATTAAACGTATCTAATACTTCTGGATTAATATTATTAACTTCTATTTCTCTTGATCTAGTAGCAATATCTAAACCCCTATCTATTTGTTGAGGCGTTAGTCTTTTAAAAATAGTATCTTTTATTCCTAAAACAATATTAGCTACCCTAGTATCATCATATTTATTATTTAATTTTCTTCCTAATCTATTTAATAAATTTGTTTCTACTTCTGGATTAAGATTTCTATCAAAATATTCTTTACCTGTTCTATCAACTGTTAATTTAACATTGCCAAAAAATCCAGAAACAGTATTAGATACTTTTTGTTTAAGTGCATCTGTAAGTATTTCTGGAAGAACATTAGTTTCTCTTGCACTCTTTAATTGTTCTAAAGCTCTTTCATTAGCTCTATTTTCAAAAAGAGCTTTACTCATTACTTGAGGTCTAGGATTAACAACATGATCTAATTCATGGAAGATATTAAATGCAAGCCATTCATCTTCTGTTTGAATATCATCAGCTTTTAATGGCTTTATAGCTATACCATCTATTTCTTTAGATACTGTCCAAGGTTTAATTTTATTAGAAAAACTTTTTCTTATTTCTTTATCATTTACATATACAGCTTTTATATCAGAAATAGTATCTTCACCAACTCTTCTAGTTGTAGCATTTGCTGTACTATCTGGCACTGGCCCAAAAATAATTTGAGTTTCTTTTGTAACAACAGTAGGTGTACCATCTATATTTTCTAATCTATTATAATTAATTTTAAGAGGCTTTGAAGTATCTATATTACTCAAGTTTAATTTTTCTGTAGGAGCTACTGTATCAGCTAGTGAGGTAGGTTTAGTAATAGAGGGCGGCGTTTCTGCAACACTAGGGCTGCTTCTAGAAAACATCCTAGTAGCTCCATATCCTAAAGCTCCACCTAATATACCACCTGCGGCTGTTGTTATACCAAAGTCACCTTTGCTAAAAGAATCTTGTATTCCTGTAGTTATATTTATATCTTGCCTGTTTGCATTTTCTATACCTGACCATGCTGCACCCTCAAAAGCTGTAGCTTTACCTACGTTAGCAGCAGAAATATTATTTAATGTTCTCCTAACACTTTCTTTACCTGCACCACTTGTTAGTGTTTTAGACAAAGCAGTAGTAGATGCTTTTGTTGCAGCACCACCCACAGCCGGAGCTAGAAAAGCAAAAGCTAAATTAACGGGGTCAGTAAATAAATCTACTGCCCTATCAAAAACTGCTTTACCTACTTCTCCATAACTTCCGGGTTTAGAGTTTTCAAACTCATTTCTTAAATAACTATAGGTTTGTTTTATATCTTCTGGAGCATCTCTTAAAACTCTAGCCCTATCTGCTACTGTAAGCAAACGACCTTCTTCATCTCTAAGAGTTTCAAAAATATCACTAGATACTAAGCCTCCTGTTAAAGCTTCTGCTGCCCCTTGTTGTTCTGCTAAATAGCTAAGAAGTTTTTCAGACTCTTGTTGAAACTTTGGATCACGCCTAAGATCAGAATGCGTTTTAAAAGCATAATTGGTTTTTTGTCCATATGTTTTTTTATCAGGAGGACTTACATCTTCTGGTTTTAAATTAACCCACGGACTATTATTTTCTACAAGCTTACCCATTAATCTCCACCACCTAATATAGCTTCACCTATAAATACATCACGCTCATCTTTTCTGCGCTTAACTAAACCTGATAGTTGTTTTCCACCTGCTTTATTATACTCTAACATTTTAGATGCTATTTCTTCTTTAGACCTTGTGCCACTAGCAGTTACTTGATCTAAAGC